CCTTAGGGAAGGAGGAGGAGGGGAATACCCTTCAAGGGACTCTGAACACTCCCCTCTAGGTCACCTCTAGGTCACCTCTAGGTCCCCCTCTAAGTGTCCTCTCCTATATGACCTCCTACCTTTGGTCTCCCTCTTTGGTCTTCCTCCTTAGAGGTGATATAGTAAGAGGTAATATTAAGAGGTAATAGGTAGAAGGTATAACCTTAGAGTGAAACTTAAAGGGAACCTTTAGGTTACTATATAAGGGATATTTATAAGGGATATTTATAGGGGGTTTTCCCTCGGTAGGGGCGGGTAAATATCCGATCCTTTGATGCAAGGGACCCCAGACCCCATGAGTTTCCTTATGGGGCCTGAGGTTTCCTTTAAGGCGCGGCTATAGCGCCGCTGGGTCAGATTTCAGGTGTAGTGAGACTGCACCTGAAAATGTATCACACCCGGACGTACACGGGTCCTCGGGATTTGATCCCGCCGTGGGTCTCCAGGAACTTCCGTATCTCCTCCTCAAGGGCAGCCTCACGGGCTTCCTTGGCTACATCGTCTTGGTCCCTGGCCAGCTTGTCCTTGAAGTAGCCCACGGCTCCAGCCAGGGCGTCCAGGCGGCCATCTTCCTTCAAGGCTGCCTTCTCCCGGGTGATCCGGGTTAGCTGGTAGAACAGGCGGTAGAGGTGCTTCTTGTCGGAGGGGTAGTGGTCCACGCTGGAGAAGTCCTCGCGGATCACCTTAGGGTCCACCACGAGGCGGTGTGAGGATAGGACGGGCTCCAGGGTGTCTATGATCCGGAGTTCCTTCTGGCGGGAGTTCCGGACTTCCTCAATGCCCACCCCGGGGGCTTCCTTCATGAGGACCGGCTTGAGAAGCTCGGTGAACATCCCGTCCCCGAAGTTGCTCTCGACCAGGATCAAGCGGGTTCCTGTGTCGCGGGCCGTCCGGGCGAACCCAAGGAGGCTATCAGGGGAATACCCGTGGGCATATCCGCCCACCTTCCGGAGGAACAGGAGTGCCCCCAGGCTGCTGAGGACTGCGTAGGAGGCTTCGTCTGCCCCTCGGCCTGCGGGGTCAATGAACATGACGGTGGTGGTGTAGGGACGCCACTCGTGTTCGTCCCTGGTGACCACCATCGGGCGAACCCAGCGGTCCCCTTTAAGGGCCACGTTAGGGAGCCCCCCAGGTTGATCTGAGGGTGGGATGAGAAGGTCCGGGGAGCTTGCCCATACCATGCGTGTAGGTGCCAGGTCAGGGACGCAAGGGTGGACCATAAAGTCCCCGATCTTGAGGGGATAGCGGTCCACGTCGGCCAGGGTGGGGTCTAGCATGAATTGAAGCTGGAACCCGGCCTTGCCCCAGGAGATTTCCCGGCTCAGGAGGTCTTCATCAGAGAACCTCTTGGGTTCCGTGGTCAGTCCTGCGTCTCTTTTTTGAGACATTTCCAGGATGAAGGGAGCCAGGCGGTCCCCGTAGTTGGCGATTTGCTTGGCTGTAGGGACCCTGGCGGGCCAAATGCGGATTTCATAGCCCCGCTTTTCCACCTCAGCGTAGAGGGTAAGCTCCGTCTGAGGGGTCCCGAGGTAGATGATGCGGCCCCCGGGCTTGAGAACGGCGTCGAACTCCTTGACGCGCTCCGCCAGCTTGTCCCTTTGGCCTTGTGTCTCGGCGGTATTGGGGGTTTCCACGTCGTCCGCGATGATGGTGTCGGCGCGGCTGCCGGTGATCTGCCCGAAAATACCCACGCTCTTGACCGAGGGGCTTTGGTCGGCCCGGGCAGGCCCCACATCGAAGGCCACCATGCTATCTCGCTGCCCCGGCTTGGCGGCAAGGTGCTGTAGCTCGGGGACCTCAGCGATCAGGCGCTTCATGAAGGTCGAGAAGGCGTCCGCACGGTCCTTCGCGGCGGAAACCACCATGACCTTGTGGTTGGGGTCGCGGCGAAGAAGCCAGGTGGCGTAGGCGGCAGTCACCCAGGACTTGCCCACCCCTCGGAAGGCCATGATGATAGACCTTGAGGGGCCGTATTGGAGATAGGACCCCATATCATACTGGATGGGGGTGGGGTCTGGCAGGTTGAGGTGCTTCCAGATACGCCAGGCCCAATTCCGGAAGTCGTCATAGGGGTCCTTTTCAGGGGTCCCTGGTGGGGTAGTAGCGGGCATACGTCCTTGTCTTGGTTTCTACTGGCCCCGGACGGCGCCAGCGGGTTCTGTAGAGGGGGGAGCTAGGGTAGGTGCGGGGGAACTTAGAGGGCCTTCTACGGGCTCCCTAGCGGCGCTATAGCCGCGCCTTAGAGGGCCGTGGACGGGCACTAGAAACTTGTGATAACTAGCGCCCGCCACAGTTTTCATGCGCCTTTAGTTGGCGTAGTCCCCTTGGTCCACCCCAAATGGGACCCTGCGGGCCAAGTCACCCAGGCCGGGGTCCTTCTCAGGGACGGAATCAATCCCGTTGTCCTTGAGAAGCTGGCGAGCTACGGCAAGGTCGGCGGGCTTTGCCTTTCCGGACTTGATCCGGTCCAGGAGGGTTTCGATGAGTTTGGCATGGAGGCTCTTTAAGAGGGTCTCCAGGTTCTTGTCTTCGCTCATGTGCGGTAATGGCCTTCTGATTTCAGGTGCAGCGGACTACACCTGAAACCGTTAGTGTCTTATTGCAGCGCCGTCGGCAGCCCCGTGGGGAGCGCCGTGAGGCTCGGAACGAGGGCAGCCTGGGTCCCAGAGGGAACCTGAACGGCACCCGGGAGGGTGACATTCGAGGCTGGCGTGGTGGGGATTGGATTGACAGCCGGGGCGATCCCCACGGAGGCCACCCGAAGACCCACGATGGGGACGTTCAGGTTGTCCCCGTAGGTGAACGCGGCGTTGTCCAGGTGGACCGGGAGCCCCGCAGCAACGCTACCCACGCGCACCTGGCGGGACTGCGACTGGAGAACCGCGCCATCAGCCAGGGTGTCCACGTCTATAGAAGCGTGGTTGCTCGACACGATGCCCTGCAAGGTTGGCTGTGTGGTGGCGTAGGTGGGATTGTAGATGGCCAACCAGATGCGCCCCCGAGGAATCGAGAGAGGCGCCGAGAGGGCGACGTTCTTGTTACCCGTGGAAGTCAGATCGGCGGCGGTGATTGGCGCCCTGAGGATGTTCTTGAAAGTGTCCCCGTTTGGGTCAGAAACGTAGAGACCCACTTCCGGGTTCACGCCACCCGTCGTCGCCCCTGCCGCAGCCGTGGTCACGTTGATGGTGAGGCGGTCAATGGAGATAGGGACCGGAATGTCGAGGGGACATAGGTGGACCGCGTTTGCCGTCAGGAGGGCCGCGCCGGGGCTCCCATTGGGGAGGACTACCCGGCCTGGGATGATGTCAGTTTGCATGTCGTTTGGTTTTCCTTGAAGGTTATCGGAGGGTCAGCACGAGGCGGACGAGTTGGTCAGCCCCGGCGCCCCCCGCGAAGGCCACCGCGAGAACCCAGCCGAGTGCCTTGTTTTTCCAGGCTTCTAGGGCTGAGATTCTGTGTTCGTGTTCGTGGGAGCGTTGGAGGACAATATCGAGCTTCCCGTCCATGCGCCCGATGAGGAGGCGGAGGTCCTCGTAGGGGGCCGGGCGGTTTCTTTGGTGGGGGGTTGGGGGAAAGTCAGACACGCTACTTTATCCCGTATAGGCGGACGTTGGCGCGGGATATGTTGCCAACGTTCGTTCTGATCCTAAAGGCGTTATTGTCCTCAGCCGCTAGGCGCTCCCCGGAGAATGTCTGATGTCCTCTGGCTATTCCAGCCCGGTCCCCCAGGCAGTTGCTTAGAATCTTAGTCCAAGCGCCTGATTCCCTTGCCGAGAAAATCTGCACCACCCCACTAATTGCGGCCCCGGCGCTTGTGCCCAAACTGGACCAAACTTGTAACTGAGTGGCTGACCCAAGAACCCCAAACCCAAGGGCGCTTGAGCTAACGGGAAGTGTGTAGGAGTATAGGTAGGAACCCGCCGAGTTTATCCAGCTTGATCCCCCGTTGGTGGAAAGGTCCATGTAAATGTCCCCACCACCAGCGGAGCCAAAAATCTCGATTATAGCCAACTCGTAACGACTGTATCCCGCTGGAAGCTGGAAATCCAGGTTTGGAGATAATCCTCCCGTGATGTTCCTTGTGTCGAGAAGGATCATTCGATCTTCAACCGCCAGGGCCGTTCTCCCGGCTGCGGCGTCTGCCGCCGTAACGAGAGCAGTCCCCGTTGTGCTGGCGCCTAGCAGCGCCGCGCTCCCAAGCCCAAGGGCCGTTCGAGCGTCGGCCTGCGTTGCCGCAGTAACCAGGTTAGACCCCGTAGCTCCTGCGGCTAGCTGCGCCGCGCTTCCAAGCCCAAGGGCCGTCCGCGCTGCCGCCTGATTGGTGGCCCCGGTTCCCCCGTTCGCCAGCGCCACGATGCCCGTCACGTTGCTTGAGGTTCCCGAGGCGTTGCCCGTCACGTTACCTGTGAGGTTCCCCGTCACGTTGCCCGTCACGTTGCCTGTGAGGTTCCCCGCCACGTTGCCCGTCAGGGGTCCTGAGAACCCGAGTGCTGTTAGAACCCCGGTGGATTCATTGTAGGTGAGATTATTGGCCCACCCGAATGAGTCCGCCGCGCGACCCACGAGGAACCTCCCGATGTCGTTGGGGGCAACCGTCGGGACGGACCTAGCGGCCACCTGGGAAGCGGCCACCGCCGCCGCAACCGCCGTGGTGATGACGTTCGAGGCTTCGTCAAAAGCCTCCTGCACAATCAAAAGACCCTGCCTCGTGTTCAAGTCCAGAGCAGATTCGGTAAGGATACCGGCGTCCTGGAAGTCAACCAGGGCGACTGTCTTCGGGGTGTTTCGGGAAAGTCGGATTATCGCCCCGGCATTGGGCGCCGGATTCAGGCGGATTGTTGTGGCGCTATCCCAGGAAATCCCGGTGGTCCTCAAGCTCCCATCGAGATAGACCTCGACGTGGGCCTGGGAGATATACTGGAAGGGGACGTTGTATGTCTGCGTCGTCCCGTTTCCCGTATAGGATACGAAACTAAATGAAGATGGCACTTGTTTTCCTTATTTCAGGTGCAGCCTACTGCACTCGAATGAACGCTTGGCGCGTCCGGGCTGTGTCTAAGGCGGCGGCCAGTTCTGGCATTTCGTCCCTGAGCTTTGCTTCCGCAGCCTGGCGGTAGTAGCCAATGACGCGGCGGATCAGGTCAATGCGGGAGCCGTCATGGTCAAAGGACCCGTCGGTCGCCACTTCACGGTATTCAGGGCTTCGGATGGTTTCTTGCAGGCGGTCCCTAAGGTTCACGCCATCAAGTTCCACCTCACCCACGAGGGTTTGGTAGCGGTCATAAGCCGTGCGCCCCGTTTCGGGGTGCTGCCATTCCCGCAAGTCCACCTCTCCGTAGAGCTTGGGGGTGGGCTGCCGCAGGGCCGCGTTGTGGATCACAAGCTGCCTTGCGATTTCATCATGGACCCTATCCTGGATCGTGAAACGCCACTCCCGGGTCATGGGTTGGTCCCCTCCCGGGCGCTTGGTTTCCGCAATCGGGGAAATCCAGTCGGGACCCCAGGCCGGGGGCGTTGCTACGACCTCACCGAGGACGTTCCGAACCGGGTCCATCTCGATTGAGCCAGGGGTCCGGGCCTTGAGGGCGTCCATGATCCCACGGACTTCCCGCATGAACGGGTCGTCCCGCATGGTTTGGCTCACGACGGAAGGAACGAACCCCCCAGCGAGACCCTCAACGAACGCTGCGCCGCGCCTGTCTGGTTCCGCGAGGCCGCCGAGGGCTCTCATCAGGCCGGACAGGTAGGTCTTGTTCTGTAGCTGGCGGGCAAGCGCAGTAGTCATATCGGAAGCGACTTGATCCAGTTCCCGCTCCTGGAGGAACCCAGCGGTCTCCGTGAGGTCAGCCGCGATGGAGAAGAACAGGCCAAACGGGTCGAAGCGATTGTAGCCCCTGTAAGATACGGAGCCGTCTTCGTTCGTTGTTCGGATTGAATACGGCTGCCATCCGGTTGCCTGGAGCATACGGCGGATAGTCGGGTCCGAAGGCCCCCCGCCTGTGATATCTCCTTCGGCTGCCGCAACGATGGCGGAGCCCCACAAGGCGCCCCCAACCACGTTCTGTGCCCGGGCACGAGCCTGTGCTTCGGGACCGTTCTTGCCCCAGAAGTCGTTGAAGTGCTGCGCCCGTAGCTGATTTAGCCCCGGGGTCCTATCCCAAAACCATCGGGCTACGTTGGTTGGGGTGCGAACGAAGGGGAGAATGAGTTGCAGAAACGGGTGATTTCCGGTCGCCTTTTGGAGGGTCTCCCCAAAGGTCTGACCGCCACCCCAAGTCTGCGCCTTCAAGTCGTCCGTGAAGGTCACCGCTCGGGCAGCCTCAAGAGCATCCGTGTGGACCGCCCGGTCACCTGAGTCAAACGCCCCGTCCATCCGTTTCTGGACAATCTCCGCAAACTCCTTACTGCCGGGGGAAAGTCCCGAAGCCATCGCCTCGCGCCAGGCGCCAGCCGTGATGCGGGAACGATAGGTGAGTTGCTTGAAGAACTCGTCCTGCGTCATGAGAAGGCGCGAAGGGAGGCGCACTACGTTACCCAGGAGGTCAACGGTTCCGGCAGCGATGCCGCCGTTCATCCCCAGGGCCTTAGACCCGATGGCCGCCTGACCTTGGATTTCCACGGTGGAACGGAAGGGGTCCAGGATAGGGTCCCCCTGCTTGAGTGCCCGTGCCGCTAGAACAACGGAGTCCTTGAGGTTGGTTGCTAGGGCGACGTATTGGAGACCCCCTTCGATGAACTCGTTACGGGCTCCCCCATGAAGGGCGCCTGCAATCATACGCTCTGCCGGTTGAAGGACCGTCGTGGCGATGTTACTCAAGGCTGCAACCGCCTGGGTCTTTGGGCCGGACAGGATCGAGTTGATGTAGTATTCGTTCAGGGCGCTGGTTGCCCGCTTTGCCCAGCCATTTTCAACCGCCCGGACCTGGGCCGACGTGTTCCCAGCCATCAGGAACCTTGCAGCATGGGCCTCGATGTCGTGGAGACCCTGCATCATATCCGCAGAACTCTTGACCTGGAGGCGCATGGAATTGAGCGCCCTGGCGATGTTCGTCTGAACACCCCGGTAAAGGGCTGCGGTGTTAGCCAGAAGTTCGACGTGCTTACGGTATTGCTCGGCAACCGCCGCGCGTCCGCCCATAGCCTCGGCAGCCCTCCCGGTAGTGTCCCCGAGGGCCTTGGCATACATCGCTGTGTTGTCCCCGATGGAGGTCAGGAAGATGCGGTAGGCCGTGACCTCAGCCGCAAGGGCCACATCGTTTTCCGCCCGGCCAGCTAGACGCTGGAACAGGAGGTCAGCGTCACCACCCACGTCATGGGCAATGTCGGCGGCCTGCTTGCGGACATCATCGAGAGTCTGAACACGACCCACGGGACCAGCAGGGTCCACGGCGTCCATCTGCTTCTGGAGGGAAATGCGGATGGCCGAGAGCATCTGGTTGGCATCCAGGTTTGTCTCGATCAGGTCCGTCCGGATTCCGGAGAGGTTGCGGTCCTGGCCAAACCCGGCTTCCGAGATGTATTGCCGGGTGATGTCGTCCAGGGCCTTCTCGTCCACCAGGACTTGCGGCTCGTAGGTTGGCGCCTTGGTGGCCGAGGGGTCCCCCGTGGGGTTGTCCCGGATCACCTGTGGGGGGTCGGCGGAGGATGCGTTCATCCGGCCACCTTCCAAGTTAAGCTCTGCCTGAGCCTCCTCGTCCATCTTCCGGGCAGCTTCCGGGTCAGCCAGAGGGTCCCGCTCGGGGGGCGCACTCTTGCCCGCCTTCTCGGCTTCCGCAGCGGCCTCATCCAGGTTCCCTCTACGGGCAGCGCGGATGGCCTTAACGGACGAAATCAGACCGTCAACGGCCCCGCCAATGATAAGCCCTTCGAGGGCGTTCTTGAAGCGTCCCTCGGCCTCGCCGTCGTTCTGATCGGCTGCCAGGTAGCGGGTGATCGGGTTTGAGAGGTTGGGGTATTGCTCGACCAGGTTGGACAGACGCTCCTCGTGGGCGTTGAACACCGAGGCGTCTGTGACGGCCCCGGCAACCATGCCCCGGGTGATCCCCTGCGCCATCCCGAACCCGCGAAGGATGCGGGAAGCGCCAAGGAACCCCACGGCGAACTGCGCGATGTCGTTGACGATCCCACCCGTGACGGACTCGGCCTTGCCGATCCCAATACTATCGGCCACCCGAGAAGTTGGGTTAGCCTGGCGATCTTCCCTGGAGACGAAGATTGAGCGAAGCCCGTCTGCGGCAGCGTCAAGGCCCTCTGCGGCGCCCCGAACGATCTGCCCTGGGGCCTCGGTAATGCCCCTCCCAACGTCCCTGAGGATGCGGCGGCCCATGCTTGCGT